CACAGGGTACGCGGACGGGAAACGTGCGGGGTTGTTGGGCGTGTCACGGTGCATGCACATGATGGTTGACACACAGCGTTGTACATCACTCGGATACTTCCGTGGTTTTGAGGCGGAAAAGCTGGGAGTCTCGGACGGCTTCTTGTGCGGGAGGAGGCTGACATGAAACGGGCCTGCAAACGCCTGACTAGTCACCGCTGGCGGAAGCTGGTGGCGTACAGCGTCGGGGTTGAGCCAGTCGAGTATCACTACCAGTGCCGGATCTGCCGTGAGGCGTTCTGGAACTACGAGCCACCGACCCGGAAGCGGGACATAGAGAGGCTGAAAAGATGGAGGAGAGAAGGATGAAAAACACAAAGTACATGTTTAAGGCAGTCCCAAAACCAAACGTATTAGATGCGAATGATTACAGTGATTACCATGTGCCTCTACCAGAGCTGGCAGGGTACGACGGAACCTATGTCTATGGCTGGTATGTCGACGGCTTTATTGTCGGCAAGGTGATGGAATCGGACGACGAATATATTGCCCTTGAGTACTGGGTACCTGTTGACCCAGAAACGGTGTGTTTGGTAGAGGAGGCCCGCCATGACTAACACATGCCTGTTCTGCCACAAGCCTGTCACGGACGACATCAAACGGCTGCCCATGACGGACGGGTCCGGGCAGGTCACCGAAAAGCTGGTGCACCGGGCCTGTCATGAGCGGCTGATGGCGTTACGGAAAAAGAGTTATGGGGAGGTGGTTGTATGAGTTTTATCGACAAGTACGGGGTGACTATCCTCGTGTCTGTTATTGCGTCATTGGTGACGATGTACTTCATGGAGCTTTTAACATGACCACCTCCCAACGCACCCTCGACCAAGCCCGCTCCTACCTGGAGCAATACCAAGCCGCCGTGCGTGACCTGGACTACTACGCCAGCCGGATCGAGACGCTGGAGGCACGGATCACCTCCGGGCTGACCCCGACCGACGCCAGGGCAGGATGGACGGGCGAGTGGACGGGCCGGGCCAAGGACGGGCGTGGCAGGATCACCACCCGGAACCCGGACGAGCTGACCCGGCCACGGAAGGTGATGGCGGTGCCGCAGTCGGTCAAGGCCCAGCAGGACCCCAAGGCGGGCGAGCGGCGGATGGTGGCCATGCTGGACCAGGTGCTAAAGTACGACCGCCGGGCCGAGGCAGCCGAACTTTTATGCGAGGAGATCGAGGACAGCATAGACCGGCACACGGTCGGGAGCGAGGCGCTGGTCTTGAAGTACCGCTATATCGAGGGGCTGACCTATGACCAGGTAGGCCGGCGCATGGACTACAGCAACACGCACGTCCGGCGACTGCTGGATGAGGCCCTGGACCGATACGCCAAGGGCTGGGGGGAGGAGAGGGAATGACTGACTTTCGAATACTCGTTTTGGTGGTGTCCTTGTCGTACATAGCGTACGTGGCGGCGGTATTTCTCACCCTTGACCTGATCGCCAGAAAAAAGATCCGGGACATACTAGAAGCCGGACCGACCTATACCAGGGAGGACTTTGAGCGGAAGTTTGCACTCTTTGAGGCGACATCCGAGGCGTGGGAGGGAATGGCGGCACGAGTATACCTTGACTTGGAAGCGGGCGAGGTCCGCACCGAGTGGGTCCGAAAACGGCCAGAGGAGGAGCAGGAATAGGCGAAAGCCGGCGAAAAACCGCCCAAAACGCTGAAAGTCGGCGCAAATGTGCACAAATGGGCACAAATGAGCAGGTCAAACCGTGCTACCGTGTAAGGTGAAAAGGTGCCTAGAGAGGCACAAATAACTAGACCCAGGGCCACGCACCCAGGGGCTTCAAGGAGGCGGCCAGAACGGCGGCCTTTTTGTTTGCATGAAGGGGGCCGGCATGGACTTTACCCGAATGGACTTCGACTTCGCGGGGCCGACCTTCAAGAAAGCGAAAAAGCCACCGAGAGACGGGGCGGCGGAACGGCAGTTCAAGGTGGAGAACATCCTGAACCTTGGATATGCGCAATTCCCAGGGGCCGGAGCGTATGACATCCCGATAATTGAGCCCGTCTACGAGATCGGCATGATCGACGAGTGGATCAAATTCGAGAACTCCTACACACGCACAGACATCGAGGACAAGGGCCTCATATTTTTCTCCGACGACTACCAGTTCGAACGGGTCTGGAACAACCCTGACCGATACATTGACCGCTTGAAGCAATTTAAGGTGGTGCTATCGCCCGACTTCTCCCCCTACGGGGACATGCCGCTGGCGACACAGATATTCAACCATTATCGCAAGCATTGGTGTGCGGCCTACTGGCAGATGCACGGCGTGACGGTCATCCCGACCATACGGGCCTCCACGGATCCGAGGTCGCTTGACTTCTACCTGGACGGTGAACCCAAGGGCGGGATCGTGGCCTTCTCAACAATGTGGAGCGATGACCTGGACGATGAAATGCGAGAGGAGTTCAGGCTCATGGTCGAGACGCTGAACCCGTGCAAGGTTCTGGTCTACGGCAAAGTTCTGGACTGGATCAAAGCCTACCGGATACCGACACAGCAGATACTGCACTTTAGCAAAACATGGAGGAATGGATAATGCCAAAGGGAGACAGACCGGGGAGTGGACCACAGAAACTGACGCTGAACGAGTATTTGGGCAAACGAGGGTTATCTTCCCCTATGAGTGACTACATGACCGACAAGGGAAGGAGTAACCCCTTGCTCCGAACAGCGAGGGGGGAAAGTGCCTTCCAAGCAGAGGCAAAGCGAGCGGCTGACGATTACCAAGCACAGAGAGCGGCGGCCATCAAGGAGTACAACAAGCTAGTCGAAGGCGGAAGCATTGTTCAACCCACATCGTTAGAGCGCCGGATCAAGACGGCGCAAGGACACAGCGACAACCCAGCCGTTCAGGCCGCAAGGCGACGCCTAGAGAAACAAGGGATTGACTGGAGAACGGGCAAGAAACGCCGGTCAACATGGATGGAGGATTAGCAAATGCCAAAAGGAGACAGAGGCGGCAAGGGTGGGGGCGCAACCGTATCAGTTCCCCAGCGTAATGCCGAATGGTATGAGCGCGTCGCAAAACCACAGGCGGATGATCTTGCAAAAAGAATAAAAGCCTCAAAGAACGATAGGGAACGGCGCTACCATGAGGAAATGCTAGACACCTGGGCAGGCCGGATATCCTCAACAATGGGCCTTTCTCGGCCGCAAACCGAACAGCTGTTGAATGGCAAATTGAAGCTGGCCCCGGTTCCCGAAGCGCCTAGGGCCCCATTACCCAAATATGAAGCGCCCTTTAAGACTTTTGTCAACAGTTACGGGGAGGCAACAACGCGGTACATAACTTCTGGCACCTACGAAAGAGCGCAAAAACGCATGTTGAAGGGGGTCGAAGGTTGGCTAACGGGTAGAGGACGCAAGCGCTAAGCACAGGCCAAAGGAGGCAACCATGCCAAAAGGAGATAGGGGTGGCAAGGGCAAAACCACCCGCCAATCACCAGAGACTGTATCAGTGGGGGAGGCCTGGCAACAGCTTAACAGGGATGCCAGGGCGTTCTTGAGGGAGCATGGCACCGATAGATACAACGCACACAGGGACTTCCCCGCACCAGAGCTAACCCAGGGGGCAAGGACAGCGCTTTACGATTTTAAAGAAAAGGCCGAGCAAGGGGCAGAGGTCACCAAGCGTTACGCAAGGCGGACTCTTGAGCAGGTGCTGGAGGCGGCCAAGCAAAAACGCATCGAGTCGGCCCGGCTGGTCTTTGGGATGAACGGTGCAGAGGAGACATGGGAGTCCATCAACTACCACCGAAACAAGATAGAAATGTGGCAACGCATAGAGGCAGATATCCGCAAGCGGTTACGCCGATAACCTACAGCTAGAAGGGAGGGCTTTCCATGCGACCAGGGCAAGAAAACCTTATCCCGTTTGATGAACGAACAGAGGAAGAACAGAGGGAATTGCGCAGGAAGGGCGGCAAGGCCTCCGGACGGGCCCGGCGCAAGAAGGCAGACTTCCGGAAAGCCGCTGAAACGATCCTCCAACTGGAGCTCCCGCAAGACAATGAGATCCGGGATATCCTGGAGGCCCACGGGATCGAGCCCACCTATGAGAACGCTATGGTCTTCTCTTGCACCTACAAGACGGTGGTCAAGGGCGACACTCAGTCCATGATGAACCTGCTCAAGGTCACAGGCCAGGCAGAGAGCGAGGGCGACAAAGCCGAGCAAGAGGCCCGTATCGCAAAGCTCAAAGCCGACACCGAGAAGGTCAAGACCGAGATCAAGCTGGCCACGCAGACGGACGAGGACGCGAACCAGCCCGTCACCAACTTCATGGAGGCCTTGGCCGGGGCCGTAGACATAGAGGGCATTTACAATGATCCTGCCGAGTAAGCGCAAGAGGGCCGCGCGCGAGACCTTCCGGTTCCAGACCTTTTCCCGCAAACAGCTCCAGCTCATCACCTGGTGGCGGGACACATCGCCTTACCGTGACATGGACACTATTATCGCTGACGGGGCGATACGGTCCGGCAAGACCATCGCCATGATCGTGGGCTTCCTCTGGTGGTCGCTGGACACCTTCCAAGGCGAGTCCTTCATTATCGCGGGCAAAAGCATGGGGGCATTGAAACGGAACGTGATCCGGCCCATGCTCCAGATCCTCCGGGCCTGGGGGCTGGACTACGACTACAACAGGTCTGATAACGTCATCACCATCGGCACCAATGACTACTACCTGTTCGGGGCTGTCAATGAAGCCAGCCAGGACGTGCTCCAGGGCATGACAGCGGCAGGGGCGTATGCGGATGAGGTCGCACTGTTCCCGAAGTCCTTTGTCTACCAGATGATGGCCCGGTGTTCGGTGCCAGGTCGTAGGCACTGGATGAACTGCAACCCGGAAGGGCCTGGGCATTGGTTCTTGAAGGAGTTTATCCAGGAGGCCGCGGAAAAACGCATCTATCACCTGCGCTTCACCCTGGACGATAACCTGACCCTAGACCCGACTGTCCGGGAGGGGTATCACCGCCAATGGTCCGGCGTGTTCTACTTGCGCAACATTTTAGGCGAGTGGGCGGCGGCGGAAGGTGCCATCTACATGGACCTGGTCGAGCGGCCCGAACGGTACCTGATAGACGAGGTCCCGGCTGGCCTACACTTTGGGACCATCGGCGTGGACTTTGGCGGCAGGCTGTCCGGTCACGCCTTCACCTTTACCGCATTTAGCAAAGGTTTTACCAAAATAGTAACGCTGGAGGACTTTTACCGGCGCGGGGTCATCACCCCCCAGCAACTGGAGGACGACTTCATCGCTTTTATTCGCCGGTGCGAACAATACAACATACCGATCGCAGAGATCCGGGCAGACAGCGCAGAACAGGTCCTGATCGCTGGCCTACAGAAGGCCCTGATCACCGCCCGGATGCCTTACACCGTGAGTAACGCCAAGAAGGGGCTGATCATTGACCGCATACGGCTGTATGTGTCGCTCCTTGCCCAAGAGCGGTGGCAGATCATGCGGCACTGCAAGCACACCTTTGACGCCTTTACGACGGCCGTATTTGATGACAAGTCCCTGGAGGACAAGAGACTAGATGACGGGTCAACGATCATGGACCCGATCGATGCACAGGAATATTCTACCGAGCCGTATATGGACGTGCTCATGTATGGAGGTTTAACAGATGGTCAAGGACTTTCTCAAACGTCAAGGCTTTCACCCAGCAGAACCGTTAGCTGAACAGCAGACGTGGCTGGCTTGGTACCAGGGCCGGGATAAGTGGCACGAGTACATGATCTGGAACGGTCGGCGCAACGTGGGCCAGGTCCGGGACGGTATGCACATGGCCAAGCAGGTCTGCCAGGACTGGGCGTCTTTGCTTTTCAATGAGCGTGTGGAGATCACGCCCGAAAATGACGCCTTTGCTAAAGCCCTGGCCTATGTCTTGGACCGCAACTTCTTCCGGCACCGGGCTAACCAGTTGATCGAGCTGACGTTCGCCCTGGGTACGGGGGCCTTTGTCGAGTACCTGGACCTTGGGGGTGAGGTGGCTATCGACTACGTCCGGGGTGATTGCATTTATCCCCTGGCCTGGGATAATGGCGAGATCACCGAGTGCGCCTTTGCGAGCCTACGCCAGGACGGTGACAAACAGCGGTATTACGTCAACATCCACGCCCTGGCTCCAGACGGGACTTATGCGGTCAGCAACCATCTGATCGACAAAAAGAGCGGCCAGGCCATCGACCTGCCCGAGGGGATCCTGCCCGAGGTCTTGACGGGGTCTCCCCTGCCCCGGTTCCAGATCATCACGCCCAACATCGTGAACAACGTGGACCTGGACTCACCCTTTGGGATCTCGGTGTACGCCAACGCCATCTCCCGGCTGAAAAAGGTGGATCTGATCTTTGACAGCGGGAATAACGAGTTCAAGCTGGGCCGCAAGCGGATCATCGTGCCAGAGCACATGACCACACGCATGACCACCGAGAACATGGAGATCCAGGTCTTTGACACCAATGACGTGGCCTTCTATGCCTTGCCCGTCGGGGACAGCTCCGACCAGAGGCCCATTGACCTGACGGGTGAACTGCGGATCGCCCAACACTCCCAGGGCTTGCAGGACGCCCTGAACTATCTATCCGAGGGTGTGGGGCTTGGGGCTGACCGCTACGAGTACCGCCAGGGCGGGGCGAAGACCGCGACCGAGGTTGTGAGTGAGAAATCCGACCTCTACCAGAACCTGCAACGGCATGAGCTGATCCTTGAAAAGGCCCTCCGAGACCTTTGCCGTGTGGTGGCAGAGATGACGGGCCATGACCCGGACCAGGCGATAGCGATCAGCTTCGATGACAGCATCATCAACGACAGGTCGACCGATATCGAGGAAGCCATCCGCTTGACGTCCGCCGGCTTACAGTCCAGGCAACAGGCGATCATGGACTTGTTCGGGCTGACCGAGGAACAGGCCCAAGAGACGCTGGCGCAGATCCTCCAGGAGGACACGGGGAGCGCCGGGGCCGAACTCCAAGAGACGTATGGGCTTGAATAATGTTGGTCAAGCCGACGCCCAACGAGATAGCGATCCTGGCGCATGAGATCGGGCGTGTCTTTGGGACCATGGAGGACTGGCTGGTCCGGGAGATCGTCGAGCGCCTGATAGAGGGCGCCCCGGACCTGCCGGCAGAAGTCAGCGAGTGGCGGATCGAGAAGTTATTAGCGTCTGCCCAGTTCAGCAGGGAGGCCAAGGCCAAGATGCGGGAGATCCTGGAACGGATCCCGCCCCAGGTCGAGAAACAACTGTACAGCGTCATCAAGGCCACGGTCGAGACGGGCGACAGGGCGGTCCTGGAGGCGGCCTTTGAGCAGGGCATGATAGCGTCCATCCCCTCCCCTGGGTCAGCGGTCCGGACCAGCTTCTGGATAGAGAAGCTCCAAGAACAAGCGCTGCACGCCCTGAACCTGGTGAACACGTCCATGCTGACGTCTGCGCAACAAGGCTACATCGACACCCTGAACCGCGCCGCCGGCCTGGTGGCAGAGGGAGAAAGCCCAAGGGCGGCGGTGCGCTATGCCACCAAACAACTGGCAAAGGACGGTCTGACGGGGTTCGTCGACCGGGCCGGTCGCAGGTGGGAGCCACAGTCAGCGGTCGAGATGATTATCCGGACCACCTGGAACAACGCCGCCAACCAGGCCGCCTTCACGCAACTGGAGGCCATGGGTTGTGACGTGATCCTGGTGTCTGCCCACATGGGGGCGAGGCCCAAGTGCAGTCTGGTCCAGGGCAAGCTGTTCAGCCTGTCGGGGTCGACCGAGGGTGTCAGGGACAAGCACGGCGCCTACCATGCCGTCGGGGACTGGACCCGGACAAGTTACGGTGAGCCGGACGGGATCCTGGGCATCAACTGCCGGCACCATATCGGGGCCTTCTTTGACGGTCTGTCGGTCAACGAGACCGAGGAGATCGACGAGGAGGAGAACCGGGAGCGGTACAAGCGTGAGCAGGAACAAAGGAAGCTGGAACGGGACCTGCGCAAGATCAAGCGTGAGCGTGACGTGGCCAATGCGTCGGGCGACCGTGAGGAATACCTGAAACAGTTCAGGAAAGCGCGGGCCAAGAGCCAGCAACTAAGGGACCATATCGAAGAGCACGGCTTGAGGCGGTCCAAGGTCAGGGAACGGTATATTACGCTCCGATGACAGACAACTGAATACACGTTCATGAGGGCCGTTCCGGAGGGGGCGGCCTTTTACATGCCGGGGACTAGATGTCACGGGGCTTTATGCCTTTTATTCATTCGGGTTCTCCTTCACCCCGTGCGCGGTTCGAGTCCGCGCCCCGGCACCAGTCGTAACAGCCGACTCACGGCGTTAAAAGGAGGGCAAAACCATGAACGACGAACTGAAAGACACACAGGCACAGAGCGGCGGCGAGAATTCGGCCGCTGGTCAAGAGACAGCAGGGCAGACCAAACCTGACGGCCAGGGGACAGAGCCGGAAAAGACGTTCAACCAGGCAGAAGTGAACGCCATCGTGCAGAGCCGCCTGGCAGACGAGCGCAAAAAGATGCCCAGCAAGGATGACCTGGCCGCGTTTAGAGCGTGGCAGGCCGAACAGAAAAAGGACGAGCCGGAGAGCGACGAGGCCAGAGAGGCCCTGCGCATGCTGGCAGAAACGGAGGCCAAGCTGGAGCGGCTCCAGAACCGTGACACGGTCATTAAGTCCGGGGTCCAGCCGTCGTATGCGGATTTTGTCGCTTACGAGACGGCCAAGCTCATCGACGACGAAACCGACTTCGACACGGCGCTCCTCACCTACCTGGAGGCGAACGCCCAATTCAAGACCGAGGCCCAGCCGCCACCCGTAACGGCGGCGAGCGGCATGCGGCACGGGCAGGCGCCACCCAAGACAGACGGGGTCATAGACGCCTTCTATGCGATCAACCCGCAACTCAAGAAAACCTAACAACTGAAAGGAGAGCATTATGTCTCTTACATACGGATCGAATCACGCTAAGCGTGATCGCTATGCAAACGCGGTCCTGGAAAAACTTCGCTTCATGCTGGTGACCAAGGACCACTTCATTTTCAACACCCGTTACGAGGGCGACCCCAAGGCCGGGGCCGTCAAGATCCCCAAGCGTGACACCGAGGCCAGGGTCCGCACCTATGACCCTGACACCGGGCTTGAGGTGGCTGGCAGTGCGACCTCTTACGAGACGCTGAACCTGAACATCGACATCGCTGTCAATGAGATCATCGACGGCTTTGACGCTGTTTCCGTGCCTGATGGGGTCGTGGCCGAGCGTCTTGACTCCGCTGGCTACTCCATCGCCTTGGAACTGGACGACACGGGCCTGGGCCTGCTGGTCGATAGCGGCACACAGATCTCGGACAAGTCTGCTAGCACCAAAGCCGACATCATGACCAAAGTCGTGGCCGCCAGAACCGCATTGAGCGCCGCTAAGGTGCCGGCGGAAGGCCGTTACCTGATCGTGTCGCCCGCCATCATGGGCCTATTGCTCCTGTCCGAGGAGTTCATCAAGGCCGGTGACCTGTCGCAAGAGCTGGTCGCCGCTGGCGTCGTTGGCCGTATCGCTGGCTTCAACGTCTTTGAGAGCAACAACATCCCGCTGACCACCGCTGGAAGCCTGGAGGTCGAGTTCATCGCCGGGCATCCCAACTGGTCACACCGTGTCTACGAGTGGAAGGTCAAGCCTGATGTCTACGACTTGAGCGGTGACGCTTCCTACATCGGGGCATCCGCTGTCAAGGCCCGTCTGGTCTATGGCCAGAAAATCAGCCGTGCGACCACCGTCATGGTCAAGGTCAAGGACCCTGCCTATACCCCGCCCGTTGACCGCTCCTATATTGCGAGCGTAAACGGCACGGCTGGTTCGGCATCGTCTGACCTCCTGACCATCACCTTTGCAGAGGACGTGAAGGAACCCGACCTCAAGCTGGCTGACATCAAGATCACCGGCAAGGCGGCGGGCGACGACGTGGCCAACATCGGCCTGGCCGAAACCCTGACCAAGGTCAACGACAAGGTCTACACCATCGGGCTGACACCGACCGTCAAGTCCACCGACATCTATGTCGACCTGATCGACAACCTGTCTTACAACTTTGTGCCCCACACCCGTGAGGTCAAGGTCATCTACCACGCATAAGGGGGTGACCCGTGTTCGAGTTCAGGCATAAGTTTTCAGGCGAGGTCATGCGGCTTAAGAAGGGGGACCCCCTCCTGCATGTCCTGATCGGGTCCGACTCATGGGAGGACTTGACGCCGAAGCCAGAGCCGGCACCGGTCGAGGCACCCAAGCCTGAACCGGCACCGAAACCGGCGCCCAAGAAGCCGGCCCCAAAAAAGAAGGCCCCGGCCAAAAAACCGGCGCCCAAGAAGGAGGCCAAGTAATGCGTAAGTTCCAACACGTCCGGTCAAAGGAGATCATCAGCGTCCGGGAGGGGCACCCCACCCTGCGACGGCTGATCGGGTCCCTTGACTGGATCGAGATAGTCCCCGCCCTGCCCCCGGCCCCGGTCATCGAGCCAGAGCCGGAGGTGGAG